TAATTGAAGCAGTAGTTCGTAAGGAAGTCAAAAAACAAATGAATGAGATATTTATTAAAGAAGAAAATTCATCTTCACTTACCGAATTAGTTTCAACACCAATAACTGAGAAAGAGTTCAAAGAACCTATTAGACAACAGTATAAAACTAAACCTAAAAAGGAAGTAAATTATACATCAAACAAGGCTCTTAACAAAGTGTTAAATGAAACTGTTGGTGGAGTTCCACAAGGTGAAGCTGGAGGTCCACAAGTTGGAGGATATGAAGATTATCCAACTTTAGGTGATGGAGTATTTGATTCTAATAAAATAAATGATGTTTTAGCAGGTTCACCAACAGGAGTAGCACCTACTGAAACCGTAAAACAGAAGAAACGAGATATAGGAGCAGTTCAAACTATTAAGAATGCAAGAGTAAATGTTGATCAAGTTCCTGACCATGTACAAAATGCATTAACACGAGATTATTCAGATGTTATGAAAGCAATCGACCAGAAAAGGGGTGGAACGAATTTTCGTCCATAGTGAGGTGAGTGATGACATTAGATGAAAAGTTTTTAAAGTATAAACTTGAAAAGATTAAAAATGAAGATATTTTTAAAGATCAAGATTCTGGAACTAAAAAACGGATAAGAAAGGCGAATTCTAAAAAGGCAAAAAAGGAAGCCAATGCAATACATTCTTATTTAACTGGTATAGATACTGTTCAGCCGTGGAATAGGAATAGGTCTTTTATAAGTGATGAAGGAATCCCTGGCAGCTTAACGATATCTGGTAACGGTAAGTTGGATGTAGTACAAGTAAAGGGAAGAGGAAGAGGTCCCTTATCAATACTAAAATCAAGACAGTTAAAAATCTTTAAAAAGATTTTTGATAGTTTAAATATTATATTTAAGCGTGATAGATTATCAATTGGAGGAAATTTATTAGTTGAAAAAGATTTAGAAATAAAAGGAAATCTTATTGTTTTACAGGGGACAGGACGTGGAGCGAAAAAAAGTACTACATTTCACGGGAATCATATTTTTGATGGAAATTTAGAAGTTAAGAAAAATACTACTATTCGTAATCATTTATTTGTCAGTAAAAATACAGTTAGTGAAAATCTTACAGTTAATAAAAATTTTTCAGCTAATCAAGGTATGTTTAATCAAGAACTTATGGTAAATGGTAAGACTGATATTAATGGGGATACAACTTTCACAAGAAATGTAACTATAGGAGGTGATTTAACGTTTGGAGATACAACACTGTCCCCAGATACAACTTCAGCAACTCCTGATGGATATACTTATTTAATGAGTGGTATATTATTACAGTGGGGAACGGATACGAGAGCTGAAGATGGAGCTTTTGTAATTTCATTTCCAACATCATTTCCAAATGCATGTTTTTCTGTTACGGTGAATAGGCAAGCTGGTAATGGTGCTGATGATCATAAAACTTATGCGGTAACAGCAACAATAATTACTACAACTGGATTTACCATTGATAGAGATGATAATATTCATGGTGAAGATTCTATAAATTGGATAGCAATAGGAAACTAAGGAGAATATAAATGGGAGCAAGAGAAAAAGATTTAAATCCTGATGTTTTTATAGGATTACAACTTCCACTTGGATATTCAAATACAGGATTTTTTAAACAAACTAAAACTACGTTTGAGCAGGCAAAATATAATATAGTAAATTTATTTAGAACGATTCCAGGTGAAAGATTAGGACAACCTACATTTGGTTCAGTATTACACGAAATTATTTTTGAACCAATGAACGAAGATTTTACTGATATAATGCAGGAAGCGATTGAACGATCACTTGAAACTTGGTTGCCATATATAAACATTAAAAATATAGATATTGCAGTACCAGATTATAATATTAATAGAGTAAATATATCAATAGATTTTGGATTATCATTCGAGCCCGATAGATTTGAAACAGTTTCGATAAGTTTTGATCAATTTGAATCTATAATTAAAGGATAACGGAGAAAGTAAATGGCTACAAAAGGATTAAGTAGAGATGTAAAATATTTAAATAGAGATTTTTCTTCTTTTAGAGATGGTTTAATAGAATTTGCACAAACATATTTTCCAAATACATATAATGATTTTAATGAATCAGATCCAGGTATGATGTTTATAGAAATGGCATCATATGTAGGAGATGTGCTTTCATATTATATTGATGAACAATTTAAGGAAAGTTTATTAACATATGCAGAAGAAAAGAAAACCATATATGAAATTGCACAAGGATATGGATATAAACCAAGACAGACTTCAGCAGCAACTGTAGTACTTGATGTATTTCAAACTGTACCAGCTAAGACTCCAGCAGTTACCCTTCCCGGTGGTGATGTTGGAAACCCTCCAGATGAAAATTATTGTTTAACAATCCCGGCCGGGATGCAAGCAACATCCACGAATGGAACAGTTTTTAGAACAACAAGTGAAGTAATTTTTAGAGATTCAAGTTCATTAAGTAAAAGAGAAGAAAGTATTGCTGAAGTCAATGAAGATGATGAAATTACTAAATGGTTATTTAAAAAACAAGTTAATGCAGTTAGTGGAACAACTACAACTGAATATATAACGTTTGGAGCAGCAGAAAAATATAAAAGAATAGTATTAGCAAATAGTCCTGTATTAGAAATTATTTCTATAACAGATAGTGATGGAAATAAATGGTATGAAGTTCCATATTTAGCTCAAGATACGGTATATGCGGATATAGAAAATACATCTTTAAATTCTCCTAGTTTAGTGAGTGGTAGAAATTTTGCACCATTTTTATTAAAACTTGTAAAGACATCTAAACGATTTACAGTTTATATAAGACCAGATGGAAAAACTGAAATGAGGTTTGGTTCAGGAGTCGCAGCAGGAGCCGATGAAGAAATAATTCCGAATCCAAGTTCAGTTGGTTCTAATCTACCAGGAACACCGAGTTTTCTTGATACATCATTTGATCCAGCAAACTTTTTAAATACGGAAACTTATGGTCAATGTCCAACAAATACAACATTAACAATTAGGTATTCGTATGGTGGTGGTGTTGATGATAATATAGCATCAAATCAAGTTCAGAATATTAGTTTGATTAGTGCTGAAATTGATGCTTCGACTATTGGTGAAACAACAGAAATTTTACGAACCCAAACTAAAAATTCAACAGCAGTAACAAATCCAAATCCAGCAACTGGAGGTGGTGGAGCAGAAACACTTGAAAATATAAAAGTAAATGCACTTGCATATTTTCAAGCACAAAGTCGGGCAGTAACTAAGGATGATTATATAACTCGTGTTTATTCGTTACCACCTAAATATGGTAATATAGCAAAAGTTTATATTATACAGGATGAACAGGTTGCTTCAGTGGATCAAAATACAGGTGATGTTGATTATCAACCTAATCCATTGGCATTAAATATGTATTGTTTAGGATATGATGGTGATACAAAGTTAGTTGCGTTAAATGAAGCTGTAAAAGAAAATATAAAAACATATTTAAGTCAATATAGAATAATGACGGATGCAGTTCAAATTAAAGATGCATGGGTAATTAATATTTCGGTTAGATTTTCAATTTTTACTAAAAAGGGATTTAATAAAAATGAAGTATTGTTGAGATGTAATGACGCACTTAAAAAATATTTTAATATAGAAAAATGGCAAGTAAATCAACCAATAATTATATCTGATATAGTTTCTGAGTTATTATCTGTTGAGGGAGTTGCTACTGTAGTTGAACCACAAGGTCAAACAACAGAAGTTAAACAATTAATTGTATTTAAGAACTTGTGGGATCCAAGTCTTGGTTATTCTGGTAATATATATAATATTGGAGATGGAATTATTGATAGTGTACTTTACCCGTCAGTAGATCCAGCAATATTTGAAGTTAAATATCCTGATACAAACATTATGGGCAGAGTAGTGGGAGACATCTAATGCATTATTTTGAATACGCAACAAAAGACACAACATTATATGAAGCAAGTGCAAGTATGAATACTGGACTTGATGAGATTATTGAAGTTAGAAAAGATATGAACAAGGACGGTTCAGTAATAAATATTTCTCGTGCTTTAATTCATTTTGATTTAACTTATATTTCCGAATCAGTTGCAAGTAGTCTTATAACAAATCCTACATATTATTTAAATTTATATGATGCCAATTCAGAAAATTTAAATGTATCACAAACTTTATATGGATATCCAGTAAGTCAATCTTGGACGAATGGATCTGGAAAGTATTTATATTTTCCAACAGTTGATGATGGGGCAAGTTGGAAATATAGAGATGGTGATCTAAATGCAACTCCTTGGTATGGAAGTTATTCTACATTACAAGGAAATACTTTTGCAAGTGGAACTTTAACAATATCAAATGGAGATTTTGACAATCAAGAAGTTACTATTGGCGGAGTTGATTTTGTATTTGTAAGTGGTTCAACATCTGTATTTGAT